AAATCTCTTGCACCACTTTGTCTTCTTGCGCCTGCAGCGCCTCAAAATCTACTGTGTTCATTCTACCTCCAAAAGAAATGGGACACCTGTAGCCCGTGCCCCCCTGCGGCTTTTACTAGTTAGGCATTCATTAGCTCGTTGAACGCACTGTCCACCGAGTCTGTGTTGGTCTTCGAATACTGTACGGTCTCCGTAGAGTTGCCCTCAGCATCGACACCACCAGAAATGAATTCCTCTAGAAGCTTCTCGACCTCATCAGGGGTCTTACGCTCAAAAAGCTCCATGATGTCTTGAATAGAATTCAGATACATCGTGGTCGTATCCGCATCCTCAGAGAGGGGAGACGGGCGACGACGCGGCTGGAGCTTCGTCTGTGGGAACTGAGCGCCTGGCGGCTTCCCGTAGTTTAGCACGAGATCAGTTCCCTCATCAGTATCGGTGATATCACCGTAATCTGGGTTTAGCACTAGATTCAGCAGACTCTCGTAAGCAGTCTTACCATAGCCCCACCAGCGAACACCGTCAGTCTCCTCGCCACGGACAAGGACCGGGCTGAAGAAACGCTGTCGCACGAAGAGGCTCTTTGCCATCTTCTTGGAGGACTCATCATTCTTGTCTGCTCCTTCGCGCCATAGATTGGAAGCGAAGTCACAGATGGGGCAAGCGTCACCAAAGTTACGCTTGGGGCACAGAATGCCACCCTTACTTACATTGTAGTGAAAATAGACCTCCTTGAAGGGGTCGCCGTCTGCGGTAGGCACCACACGAATAGTTTGGTTGCCGTCGTTTGGACGCCAAAAAGCACTCCTAGAGGTATCTCCATTGTTCTGCACTGCGGCGAGCTTTGCTCGCATCTTGTCTAGATTGATTCCCATATTATTTTTTTCCTTTATTGGTTATAGTAAATCGGGCAAATCTTCCCGACTTCTGCCATTGATTATATCAAATTGAGAGGAAAATGTCAAGAACTATTTTTCTTGAATGATTGAGCTGTAGGCTACACAATAAACATAATCTTGATCATACTGAGTGGGATATATCCCATACGTAGTTTTTGTATTTTCGGCGTTTTGTTTAATTTGTGCTATGACCCTCTTATGGAGATCCCCTTGCTCTCTTAGCTTTTCTTCATTGATAGCATAATAATACACCTTTTCTCGCACATTGTCAAGATTAAAAAATAAATTTTCTTCACCGGTGTCAAAATTTACCAGACCGTAAGAAACGATCCGACTAATACTATGAGAGGGGGAAATATTATCCATAATGCTATCGCTGTGGCGCAATACATTGACCATATGCATAGTAGGAACCATTAATTCATTCAGCTTGTCATAAAAGCCAATAATTGGAACGTCCCCCAGCATCTCCTCTAGTCTGCTATTGTCTATCAAAATAATATTTTCAAAAAGTCCGGAACGTGAGTATTCTTGAAAAACATTAAACGTTACGCGCTGTTGCATTTGAGCCGTTTCGCCGAGCAGCTCAGGGTCAGCATAAATGTAAAGTATGTGCAGTTTGCATTTCTTGATTTGTTCCAAGATCTTTAAAGAAGCTCCGGAGACCATTCCAGATCCCGCTACAATAAAGAGAACGTCACCCTCAACGCCTTTAAAAAATCGCTTTAAATTGCCCAAGGATTCTTCTTGCTCTTCGGGAGTTGTGGTGCGCTTCAGCCCATAAGTTCGTGGGGTCCTCTTGAGTCCCACATCCATCTTGTAAACCTCATATTGAGGATATTGGGCGAACCGATCGGCGATGGCGCAGCCTGCCTGCCCAAGTCCAATTATTGTTTCCATGATCTCATATCCCCGTAGTTCTTGCCATATTTTACATTAACTCCGAACTTTCCTAAAGCAGTATTTGAGAAATGTTCAATTAGAGAATTGATCATGGATGGCATTTCAACGTTTGTTACGTCTAATACAACCTCGTCATGCACGCAGAATGCAACAAACGACTCTTTATCTCGAAGATATTTGTCAAGCTTGATCATTTGGCGCAGCACTACGTCTGAACAGGTGCTCTGAATCAAGTAACTCATGGCATGATGTTCGTCTGCCGGGATAGTTCTGTCAAATGGGTTACTGACGGCACCATCATACCAATATTTCTCCATTACGGCATCTTTATCATAGATGCCCTCTGGCAAACGATCTTGTGATTTAGGGTTGTAAAGCCAAGCAAAGAATCTTTCCTTAACCTCTTCTCTGGTGCCGATACCACGATAAACGTTTTGGAGGTTCCACTCGTGGACGTCATGTTCCGGCTGCTCCATGTCGGACAAAGCCAAAAAGGTGCGCAGCTCAGCACCGTTAAAATCAAGCGATACGAGCCAATCGTTGGTCGATGTGACCACTTTTCGGAACTTCTTGTCCATCGTAAGAATTGGAAAACTGTTTTTCTTGGTTGTCAGGCGTCCGGTCTTGGTGCCAAAGATGTTATAATCACACGAAAGTGAAATCTGGCTTAGTTTTTGTGTAAAGTTACGTGCTCGCTTCTCGTGCATAACATCTCGGAGTGCCCAAGGGTCAATCTGAACCTTACGGTGCCTTATATCGTGCAAAACTTTCGTCAAATCCACCAAAAAGTCATAATTTTCGGGCTTCTCGTGGGTTTTCAAGACGTGCTCTGTAATTTTGTTTCTCATCTCGCAATATTCTCGCAAGAAACGCTCGTTTACAAGGTCAAAAAAGCAGTTTTCAGTAAGATCTATTTTAGCCGTCGTAAAGGCACGTAGGAACGCCTTCAATCTTTCATTGGTAGTTTCCCACTCTTCGGAGAGGTGGACCGGACAGGCGTCTCCTAGAGCCTTCTGGGCATATAGAAATGCATACTCCACATTCTCCTTGTCTTGGAGAAACGAAGAGTAGTTCCAAGTGCGAGTTAGGTCATCGGGTATAACGTCAAAATGCAACTCATTGTTGCAATAGACACCGACGCATTCTTGTTTGTCGTCAAGTGTTTGAAATAGCATTAATATGTCGGTTTTGTGAGGACACCAGTGTCTCTATATGTTACTCTTGCCTTCTGTTTAGCGAAGGACCCATTGTAGTTGTCGAGCCCTCTTAGGGTATTGTTGACTACATTCAAGGAATCACCAATACCTCCGATGCGCAACAATGCATTAGCATCTTTTTTAAGATTGACCAATTTTCCTTCGCTTCCGGGCGTTCTAAGTTCATTATACTTGATGTCTATATATTTGTCAAGCCAATATTGGTTATCATATTGATTACTCACCTCTTCCGGTGTAATTGACACTCGGCAAGTAACCGCCACGTCACCAGAAGAGTTTACGGACCTAGTACGAGGGTTTCTGGCAACAAATGCGTTATAAAAGTTTAAAGCCATTAACTGAATGTCCTCTATGTCCCTATTGTATGCACGCTGATAATAATTACTTAATATGTCGTTCTCATTATTGAGTCCATATCTCCTAGCATACGTCAACATGCCCTCGCCGGCAATATCTGCTATTAATTTCCAAGGAGCATTTGTATCAATTGAAAAGCCGTGCTTTGCTGCAGCTATTTTATAAAACTCAAAATTTCTACTGCCTATAAAAGCGCCCTTTGCAGAATCATCAGACGCATCTAAGTTGGCTATATAAATTGTTAGCCCCGATACCAATGGGTTGCAATAGCTACTGGGTATAAAAGCGGATTTTGTAACACAATCAACCTCGGACATCGTATTTATAAACTCAAGGAACAGGGGCATAAAGGCATTAAAGCTGTTTATCTGCAATTTCCTATGTTGATTCAAAAATTTGTTCAGAAAGATATCACGTAAACTTTCTGTGTATTGTTTATATCTTGTATTGGGGTCTAGGAAAGCCCTCTTGGCAGTGATATTATATAGATTAGCATCCTCGTCGTCAAGTTTGCCAGCAAAGGCGGCTTTCTTAAATTCTAACACAAATGCCTCAAAAGCGTCAACCACAAAGTTTACAGCACGAAGAGGACCAGAGGTGTTGCCGCTTTGAGACTTCACAGGCTTTAGGAAAAAGTTGTTTAGAATTATCGGCTGATGTCTCTTGTCTATTCTACCATACATCATCTTTTCTGAAAAGTGGAAATCCTTTGTCGGTTGCGGCTCCGCTTGTGGTGGAAAGGCATCTACGGAATAACTTAGTCGATTATAGAATAACTCTTTCGTGCCTTGGCTGTTTTTACCCTTAAAACTACTCATTTACTCTACCCCTCTCTGACTGATTCGCCGATTGATTCGTCACAAGCAGATTGCGCCTCTTCCTCATCCCTTGAAGTGGCGGGCACTCCGGGGAAGAGACTTCGAGCAGCCGATTCAAACACCGCGTTAACAGTTGTTTCAAACTTTCCTGACTCAACATAGGAGCGAACTTTGTGTATAGTGTGATAGCCGCCAATACCTAAGATGTTGGATATACTACCATCTCTGGCTGGATTGCCCATTTCGGGAGATAACCCTCGTGGATCAACATATATCTTCATCCCAGGATAGAACATTGTATTGCCTGCACACTTGATCTCTACATCATACACATTAGACAATATAGCCAAACCTGTTAGCTGGTTGATAAAGCTATTTTCAAAACGTGCCTCTCGCAATCCGCCGATATCTGTTTTATTAAATTTTATGCTATTAAGAATACCACGGTCCTTACCGATGCCAAGATGATAAATCCCACGCAACCTGTCGTTTTCTGGATCACCAGTTAAATTCTCAGTTGTGCCTGGTGCCATGGCATATAGCAACATATATTTAGTGGCTCGGCGTCCTGGGGCTGACGGTGCAAGAGGAAGTGGACTATTCGGGTCTCCAAACAACTCGTCAACGTCTATTCGTGTTTCCGATCCATCCAAGGGGGCTTGTATCAAAGCATCAGTTGTCATCCCATTAACGGTAACGTTGACCAGATTATAGGGGTCGCCCTCTGGAAATGCATTCTTTGCTTGACCAAGGGGGTCGTTACCTGCGGCATTAAAGAAGTTTGTTCTTAATTGTAAGTTTTCCCGTTCTACATTGTTTAGTCCGTGGCATTGTGTTCTCATCATATTGCTGAGGAGGTTATTCGCGATGTCACGGATAAAATTAAGAAGAGGGTAAATTGTCCGTTCTTGCGCGATTACCGCTCCGAGGAACCAGTCAATGTAGTAGTTAACAGAAATTGGAATGTCAGCAAGGTTAATATCATATAATAAAATACTTCGTGCGTTGTCGCCCCTGCCAACAGTCTCCAAGTAGTTTATCGGTCCTAGTAATATTTGCAAATCTTTTTGCACCTTGGATTCAGATGATAACTGATCCTCGGTAGCAGAGGTACTATTATTTATCTCTTCCAAAACTATCTGGAGCAAGTCGCCAAAATAGAAAAACTGTAAAGCATGGATATCCGAATTCACATCATAGGTCAAATTTTGTAAGCGTGCCTTTAGTTGATCTTCATTCTCAGGCGCCTCATTGCCGCCTATCGTGTCCGGGGCGCGGTCTGAGCCCACAGGCTCGTCCACAGATGTATTAGCACGCACAGCAAAATCTTCATCTCCGGAACCAAAAATTGTATCTATTAGAGGTTGGGAGAATTGAGTTCGACCGTCATTGATGTAGTTATCCAAAATATCGGTTCGAACATTAGTATAAAATATTCGCTCCTTGTCAAAAAGAGATTTGATAATTCTATTATAATTTCTATAATTCTCAGTCCTCACGTCTTCAGTGTATTCTTGTCTCAGGGTTGCTAGTTGATCAGCGCTACAACCAGAGGCACGAGCCTCTTGAATTGTCTTTAGGTTACGCAGCCTTCGCTCTCTTGTTGTGCGATCAGATAATATATCAGATTCCGAATCTTGGTATGAAGCTTCTTGGTATGCAATATAATCAATTGACAAGCTTACATTTCCTTGATCATTGATATCTATCTCGTGATCAACAGCGCTTAAGAATAGCGTCATCCTAGACTGCTCAATCGCTTGAGCCATTTGTGGTGTTTGGAAAACGTTTGCGGCATCGTCAGGGGACGCCCAGCCGACATCGACCTTTATCTGATAGTAATCTGGGTTCCAAACAAATCCCAACTGAGAATCGCTAGCCTGTGGAGTTAACCCAATATTTACCAAATCAATATAACGGAATGGTTTGCTTCTTGTGTCTGACCCCTCGGCGAATACGGCTGGAGCCCTTCGTTCTTTCACCAATTCGTCAAGGCTTTGAAAGAATATCTTAAGTTCTCCATAGATATCTCTTCTTGCTGTGAACGGGTTTGTGCCTTCAAGGCGCCAATCGAAACTCTTCAAACCCACACCCTGACCACGATCAAAATTAGAATTGATCATTGAGGCAACTTCACCAGGGGATATCGCCCCGCTAAACGGAATCTCTTGTTCGTAGGTGGTTCCGCGAGAGCCATCGGCGTTGACCTCGCTAAACACTTTGTATAGTCTAATCTGCGGCACTAGACCGGAAAACTCTGAGGGTCTTATTTGATTAAAAGCCTCAAGCTGGGCGTTATAGACCAATTTATTGATGATAGTCTCAGTTCTACCGTGTAGCATGTGAAAATCCGGATCGCCTGTCTGCTCATGCACATACGTTGGATTTCTCGCCTGATTGATGAGCGCATAATCTCTCAAATAATCCAGCAAGAAGCACTGCTCTGCAAACCTTCTCAAGCGAGCTTGTTCCGGCTGGTCAGGCTCAGGGTCTGAACCAGGCTGATTTCTGATTGCCCCTCTAAGCTCAGACTCACGTTGTGCCCTAGTTGCTTCCAGGGCGTCGTGAATTCTTTGAGCTTCATTTCCCCGAAGTGTATCAAGGTATGGCACATCGATACCTTCTAACCTATTTTCGTCTATACCTTGCTCTAGAGCCACGGACTTCATGGCTTCAAGTATATATTTGCGAACTCTTACCCGAACAAAAAGCTCGGCGATCGCCTGCAAAGAGCACCTAGTTGCTATCTCATCATATGGTATCTGCTCACTCTCGGGGCGCAGCTGCTGTGTATACCAGAGATAAGTATACCACACGAAATTCGTGTTAGCTAAGCTTAGTATTCTTAATTCCTCTTGATCCGCAGTCTGAAAGGTGGTATCACTACTAATCAGTCCGGAAAGATTTATTGTTATGTTTCCAGGTCGCTCAATATCAGTTTCCGCAGTAGCGCCCAAACTAGCCAATAAAGGCGTTAGCTTTCTTTCCACTTCGCTTCTCACTGCCCCTATTCTGGGCACCTGCGCGGTGGCGGATTGATACAGTGGTTGGAAAAAACCTTGACTCTGCGGTGGTAATGGTGGGCGAGCGGACGGCGGAGCAAGACGGCTACTGAGCACTTGAAGTTGGGTTTCGCTATTCAGATTAAAAAATACGGTAGCACTGATCGCGGCGTTTCTAAACGCATCCGCCTTGCTTTGATTGAGTGAACGATAAAATTCTCCCCTCCCAAGAGTAGTATTCCCGCCTACTATAATCGAGGGGTAACGATTTCTCTCGGGATCTGCTGCATTAAAAGATACATAGCGACCCGACCCCAAAGTGCTCGCAGCTTGGTCAAAACTTGCTACACGATCATTGGCTAGTCGAGCCTCTAGAGTCTCTATATCTTCATCTATTTTTACCTGTGTATACTGCTCTCCATACTCTCTGGCTATTCTGTCTTCAAATAATTCACTGGCATATCTGTAGTATACGTCCGCTCCGCCGTCATCATCACTCATCTTATCTCACCCTCAGCATCGCTATCACGCGATCAAGCGGTAGCGGGATGCGAATAACGTCCCCCTGTTTAAAGTGAGCCTCCGTGGGCTTAAGGTTATACCAGGCGATGACCCACCAATATTTTGGACTGCCATAGTGCTTGTTGGCAAGCTTGTATAGTCTGTCGCCCACTTTCCAGATGTGGCGAACTCTCTCTAGGGTTGCTCGCTGCGCAACTGTGGGATGTGAGAGCCTGCCTGTTCTAAACTGTCTTATGAAGTTTACATCGCGCTCCTGAAAGAACTCATCATAAAATTCATCATTATTGACAAAAGGTTTTCTATCGCTATATCTAGACATTATATATTACCTATCCTATGCAAAAGTTTGACCTGGCAAACTAAAGCCCCCCAATTGATTTTCTTGCACTGCAGCGTCAACTTCAGCTTCGACCTCAGCACCGTCCGCATCCTCTGGGAGATCATTGATATCTATGTCTCCCTGGTTTGCTCTTGATTCGGGAGATTGGCTGGGGGCAGGAGCTTCAGTCCTGCCATATGGGAAGTCTGACAATTCATCGCTGTTAAAGCGACCTTCGGGTGACCAGCCCAGCTCATGCTGGTGAAGGGCTACAAAATCACAGCTAACAGTTATTGTTTTTGGATAGAGCGTAGCTGTACCAGGGTCAAAGAATCCAGAACTATCATCAAAGACCGGAGAGATATTCAAACTGTTAACTGCAGCAAGAAGACCGCCAAGCTTTGCATCAGATGTATCGCCACCAGCGGTATTTCTGATTAGATTTGCGAACCTCACCTTCATTAGTGGCGGCTTTGACAAAGTGTTCGCGCTTGTGGCGCTGCTATACCCTGGATACATAAACTGTGCCAATAGGTTACACCTTTGCAAATTTGCGCGAGCCTCTTCCATGGTGGATGCTGGTATGGACCAAGACACACTAATATTTCTTGTCGTCTGTTTAAACGTTGCTATGGGGTCAGGGCGTCCGAAGACCTCCTCATAGTTCCAAGCGGTAGAGAAGCTCTCATTGTAGCTATCGATAAATGCTTTGAATTTTACCTCTTTGTCGCTAGCAAGGTGATAGAAGCTTAAGAATAGCTTCTTCTTATTAGCATAATTATCAGAGCCGTCGCCGGAAGGACCTCCAGCTCGGAGTTCTGTTGATTGAAATACAGGATTTGTTACTAAAAGTGGTGTTGTGGTCATGACTATAACTATCCCTAACTTAAAGTTTTACGAGCGCGGTGAGCTATCAAGCACTCTGCCGTCGACGATTTCCGCTACAGCCTCGCCCATTTCACGCTCATTCAACATAACCTTTACAATTATAGGCTGTCTTGTGCCCCCACCTCCGCCCATCGCGGAGGCTCCCAGGGCGCCCGCACCGAGGGCGCCAGCGCCAAGAGCCAGGGCGGCGCCGCCACTCAATCCGCCGGCTGCAGCACCACCGGCAGCAGTAAGCCCCGCAGCGCCGGCAGCAGCTGCGGCAGGAATTGCGGCTGCCAACAATGGGGCAGCCAATGCGGTCAATCCGGCAACGCCTATACCGCCAACAGCGGTCGCGAGTGCAAGCATTCCAGCGCCGCCGCCGGGGAATGTCTGAGTCATATCCAAAACTGAGTCAACAATTCTAGCCAGTAGGTCAGCAAGTGGCTCAGCAGCGATTGCAATAGAGACGATTATTTGTTGAAACTTCTCCGCAACACCCATTGCCTTACCAACGCGCTCTTCTAGCTCTGTTGACGTTAGACCAACGTCGCCCAGCTGCATTGCAATATCGTTCTGTGCTGAACCAAAGAGGCGGGCAGCCACAGTCATATCTGTTATGCCAGCGGCGTTGGCTACGGCGATGCGCTGGAACCTGCCCATGTTGTCGAAGTCCATACCTGATAATTGTAGTCGCTCACGAAGAATGTTAACGCGCTCCTCTTCAGAAGCCATTAGTAATTCTGTCCCACTAACAAGATCTGTTCCCAAGACCTGATTTAATCTACCGGCAATTCTTGAAGTGCCCTCGAATGTGTCCATCGCAGAGCCAAAGATTTGATTAAGTTCCCCTACACTAACACCAGTCTCTCTGGCTGCTATGACCATACCCTCAAAGACCTCTGTTGCCCTGTCTCCGTATAGGGCAAGTCTTGGCAACGCGGCTGTGAACTCTCTACTGATTGTCTGTGCAGACATTCCCAATGCCGTACCGAGACCAACAATCTCTCGCTGCGTTGTCATTGCTTCTTGCGTGCTCATGCCAAAGGACATTGTTAGTTGATTTATCGTCTCAGCGGTCGTAGCGGCGTCGACACCTAAGCGTCCCATAAGCACAGACTGTGAGGTTAGTGCGTTCTGCGCATCAGGTCCGAGAGTTATAAAGCCTGCAAAGCCCTCGGTCAAAGCCATTTGAGCATCGGAGGCTCTCTCTAGTGTAAAGCCTAGTGCTAGATTATCTTGTGTTAACCCAACGTATTGTGTTCTTAGTTGTCCGACAATACCAGTTTGGGCTGTAAATGATGCGCGAGATTGGTCGATCGCTCCTGCAAATGCTATTGTCGACTCGGCGACCTTTGCCATCGATGCGCGAAGAATATTTGCGAACCCGAAAGTTACCTTTAACTGTTTACCCATCTCTTGAAAGACGGTGCCGACATTACCGCCTTCACGACGTATTTTAAGAAGGGAACCAAGAAGACCACTGCCCTCTTTTGTGGCAATACCAAGTTTGTTGCCGATATCAATAATGAACCCACGAGCCTGCTCGGAGGCAGCAGCGGTTTTTTTAATTGCTTCTTCTTGTTCCCTAAGAGCGGTCGTGGCTTTCTTGATATTCTCAAGATTGTTTACCCCTAGGTCGTTTTTTATCTCCTCGACCTTGAGGCTCTCACGGGCAATTTCTAATTTTAGTTGCTCTTTCTCAAGCCCCTCCGAGAGAGTATCAAGATTTTCTTTATTTAATCTGACCGAATCGCGAGTTAACTCTAATTTTCGTTCGAGCCTGGTCAGCTGCTCCGGTGTTAAATTATCATTTTCAGCCATTTATAAATCCTACTTAAATGGCCATTTAATGCCAGTTGTGCCTTCGAAACCCTTGATAGCGGAGTCAAGCTTCGCCTTGCTCTGATATGTGCGGCGATCGTTCAAGCCATGCTGAGAGAGAGCTGTGATATAATTCTTTTCTCTTCCGAGTGCGCGGGCGAATGATTCAACTTCAGATCTGTTGCCGACAACTCTAACGGGGAGCGAAAGGTCACCGAACATTGACTTAAGGATGCTCTTGGTCCAAGACCCAAACATGTGAAGCCAACTCTCGTTAATCTCTTGTCCGCGGATCTCATTGAAATCGATAACAATTTCAGTTAATTTATCTTCTCTTAACTCTTCAGACATGGTGAACCTCCCCGGATATAATAAGTCATAATAATTAGTTTTAAATACAAATAAAGCCGGAAACACTTCCGGCTTTACTAGTTAGGCAAATTTGATGGTATTGAGTGGTGTGTTCTTCCGCCCCTTGAAGAGGCATTTTCAGTTGCCTCTCGCTCGGCTTCCTTTTCTTTGACGAGCCTTTTCACAAACCAAGTTCGGAGACCAACTGGGAGACTATATGCCTGTTGAAAATCCCAGTGTCCGTAATACATTAAGGCAAAGAATTGTTCGTAAATTGCCTCAATGTACTCATCGGTTAGGCCAAAAAAAGTCAGCCGTAAACGGCACCCCCATTTCCTGCTGGTGACCGCAGTTTGAACAATTGAAGTCTTGAGTTAGATCAATGTTCGGAGTAATGCAGCGATAGGCGCCACGTAGGTATCTAGAATCATATGCTGGCATCATCTCAATGAATTGTTGGATGGTGTTCTTATCTGTGTCTCCATTAAGGGAGATAATAGACTTACTAAATTGGGCTGTCAGGTTGCCTTCAATTGAGGTCTTTCTTCGGTTGCGATCAACAATTTGAGTGATCTCTGCCTCATCGGCACCGTTAAGAACTCTAACTTGTGCCTGGACCTTAGTTAGGGGAAGGTCAACCAAGAAGGTGCCGTCGTCCATATCTGTAATATCATAATCCTCATGATCATCCCCATGATACATCTTGGTAGCCTTGAGGTTGAAGGGAAAGGTAGCCTTAGTGTTGCAAGCGGGACAAGTAATGTTTGTCTCATATGTCTCACCATACCCAGTGATACGGGCAGCAACAAGAATAGCATTCCTGTCGCCAACCAATAGTCGGTTCGGCTGGACGGTCTTGTCAACAATGATGTTGCTCAGAAACTTCTCAATAGCAACACCCTTCTTCAAGAGTGTCTGAGATGTTAGGATGTCCTCATCGCGAGCTGTCATAAACCTAATCTCAAGGGTATCCTTGCCATGCAAAGGATGAGAGGGTCCATAGAGGCGACCCTGACTAGGAAGATCGACAAATTCAGTTGGGGTCACGAATGATAGGGGAGACACAGCAGGAGTGACTGTTTCCTGCTGCTCTTCTTGCGCCGGCGCTTTCTTTACGCGCTTTTGATTATTTCTTGCCAATTTACACCTCTTGATTTAAGAATATTATACTATAATGTCTTCTTAAACTTAAGAGGTAAAGAGACGACGCTCAACTAATTCACCGGGGTCGCGACCTGCGGTGGCGGGAATCTCATAAGAAGCCCAGTCGTAGCGAAGTCTTAGGTCAACTGTTGCCAAGTCTTCACCATCGTAGCTATACTCGTTGAAAGATACGTTGGTGATGAAGGGGTTATTTAGTGTCCATTGCTCAAGAATGTCGCCGTCCTCGTCAATAGCGCGAATGATCACGTTACCTAACTCAGCGGTGGCGTTTCCCTTGCCAATCGTGGTTGTGGCGTCTACATCATTTAGATTAGCAGGCACGCTATAGCCACTTCTGCGAAGAATCGAAAGCAAAGCTCCGGTTGCATCGGGGTTGACCGGGTCAACCATGGATACGGTTACCTCGTCCCACTCAACCTTTCCTGGGTAGTAAAAGGTGTGATTCAAGAACTTGTGCGGTGATTGGGTTACAGTGAAACCAGGCTTGGTTACGCTGCGCGCATACCAGGTGGCTCCCTGCTCCATACCCGAGATTGTTACTAGGAACCTAAATTGTCTTTTAGGCTCAACTTGTCCGGAACTCCAGAATGGCATCTTACTATATTCTCCTCATATTTAATTAGTCTTTACTATCTTTTTTCCCTAGTCGTCAAACGAGGCGCCAGTTCTTGTGATAATGAAGTCTAGTGCGATAAACTCAATGGCGCGAGCGGGCTTCAAGAAGATCTTGGCGTATAGGATATTCCTATCAATTAGATCGTCTGTTGTCGTGGTGTTATCCAAGATAACTCTGAAGTCCGTCAAACCAAAGCGTGCCTTCACGTCTGCCAAGAATGGGTTCGCTGCTGCAGTAAAGCGGTCCCAAGTTGTTTGAACATTGGGATCAAACAGGACGCTATTTGCAATTCTTGAAATCTCTTTCTTAACAAAGATCATCAAGCGACGAACATTAATTCTGTCCAACGCAGATGGTGTAACTTGTAGTGTCTTTTGACCGAAGATTACAATTCCTTCGTTGGGGAAGGTAGCAATCGGGTTAATGTTCGCAGCGTAGAGATCATCTCGATTCTTCGAGGTGAGTCTCATCTTAACTCCCGTTACCGGAATTCCAGCTGCGCCGTTGGAGAGTCCACCACGGACGAAGCCGGCAGGGGCAAACCAAAGCTCGGTTCTTGCTTGTGAGGTACCAAATGTTCCCAAAGCAGCGATAGAGGGCGGGGCATCAATCAAGCGACCCGTGCCTGTGTCTCTAATCTGGACGAAGGGGAAGAAGCAACAGCCATAACTGGAGTTGATGCTTCTCGTCCTTAGCCCACTAATGGCAGTTGTGATGTTCGGGGCGCGTGATGTCTCGGTAAGATATGATGTTCCCTCTTCTCTTGGTGTATAAGAATTGGGAATGTCAATAACTGCTAGGGCATCACCGCGCTCTTCGCATGCTGTGATGAGGTGCTCAGTCAAAACAGTGTTTGTGATACCGGGGATAGTCATCAAGTTAGCCTCAACAACCTCGGGGTCCTTGACTGAATCAACTGCTCTCTTAACAGTGTTAAAGGCGTAGTTGTTAAGCTCGGTCTTGTCACTTAGAAGGGTGTTTCTGAACGGCTCTTTCTCGGTGATGTTTAGACCATCGAAGCCACCGTGCATAGGCGCTGTGAAGCGGTCGAATCCAGCACTTAGTAGATCTCTATAAGTGTTAGTTCCGGTTGCAGTGTAGGAAGTTCCGTCAGCTCTAGAGCCAGAGCGGTAGAAGTATCCCGAAGAACCTGAAACAACGTTGTCCATCGAGAAGTCAAAGGAGGGTTCCGTCTGGGTGTTGCTAGCGAAGGTGCTGAAATCAACACTCAAGGGTCTCGTAAGATCAGCATAACTCGCATCGTATACTAGGCTGTCGCGAGTCTTTGTTGTCTGAATGCCGAAGTATGCGTCAGTGGGGTCTGTTAGGTTGCCCTCACTAGCGCTGAGGCGTGTTCTGATCGCTGGGAACAAGAAACTACCTGAGAATTCTGCGTTTGTACTCTCTTCGGATGTGGTGTAGGCAAAGAGTCCGGCGACGGAACTTCTTATGTTGGCATTAAATGCTATGTTGGAGGCACCCGCTACGAGGGTACTGCCGGTAGTAGTCTGTGTCCCGATTGGGTGTGGAACATTCGACGCAGAGCCGAAGGAGAAGCCCCTAAATCTTTCAGGACCAAAGTATCCGAATGGAAGTGCCGCTGAGTCGACGGCGCCATTGGCAACGTCTGTATCCATTTCGACACGAACGTAAGCAGACTGGTTTGCATAGTCGCCGTAGTGGCGCAGTCTTCTTTCGCTGTCAGACCACTGCGTAAACGTATTGCCGATGCGGCGAGCGATATAATTCTCAGAGTTGGGGTTAAGATTTAGATTATCAAATCGTTCTAAAAACTCTGGACGGTTGTCCAGGTCTCTTACATGGCGGAGTGTAACCGAGAATGTTCCATATGGATCAATTGTGGGATAGTCGGCTGCACGAATGCTTTCAATAGAAACCTTGATGTTCCTATTTGCCCACTCGCCTTGGTCCAAAGCAACCATCTTGAACAGCTTTTGCTTGTCATCTAGATAGAAGCTACCACTCTCACCCAAGTCTTGTGAACGGAAGAAGGGAGTTTCAGCGTTCTGGTAGCTTCTTCTTTGATCGTCGAACTCTCCAACGCTGGCGCTGGCGAGACCGAAGATTATACCTCGGACTGTACCGGCATCGTTATTTGTTACCTGAGTAGTCAAGAACTGGTCGTATGTTTCTCCAAGCCAATACGGATAGTAAGCTTTTGATGTGCTTTCGACCAAGTTTGTGTTAGTTTGTGAGGGGTTCGTGTTGAACACCTTTCTGATGTACTTCTCACTATCTGGATCAAAGTTGAAGCAAACTCTCTCATATGAGGTCTCATTTTGGAAAATTTCAGCGATGAATTCCTTGCTTCCGCCTCGGTTCTGAATCAATGCTGCGGTTGAGCCCGTTACTGACTGCGCAGTCAACGAGCCGTGAACACCGCCATCGACCGTGGAGCCAACAGTTGTAGCAACTGTTCCACTAATTGTGATAGAGGCACCAGTTGATAGATACCACACAGCGGCTAGAGAGCCAGTGCCAGTCTGGTTTGTGCTGGATGAGTTAATCAAGAATAGACCGTATGCACTACCGTTAGTTGCCGGATCATTGGTTACTGCAGGATTTCCAAAAGAAGTCCAGCCGGCATCGCCACCAGACTCTTTGTCTCTGTGCTGTGCGCCTACAAGGCGAACCACCGTCGCAGGAGCCTGAGCAGAGGCTAACCATGCTTGGGCAGCATATGCACCATAGGTAGGTCCATCAAAGCGCCCTGTGCGCCAGTTATCGCCACCGCCAGCGCCTGGGTCGGGACGACCGAAGACTCTCACGAACTCCTCGAAAGAGGATACCTTAACTGGACGTAGACCAGGACCCTGTGCCATACGACCAACGATGACTGGACCGATTGCCTCGGGTTGGACTGGGATTTGTGACCGATCGATTTCGTTAACGAATACGCCAGGGGAAATGAATTTGAACTTGTTCGCTCCGCTTGCCATTATTTAACTTCTCCTTGCTCTTTTTTTCTTACCACAGTAATTATTACTTGGGACTTCTCGTAGTAAATAGTAACTCGACGTCGCAAAGTCCAAATTTACTCGCGATAAAAGGCGCCTGATATTGTTGTTGGAATATCTCCGAATATTACACGCTCTCTTGGTATCTTTACATCTACAAAATTCTCTCTCACAGTCATCTTAGGACGGTCCTCATTCTTAGCACCACCAATTAGATAACCCAACACCCTAACGTCAACCTTAGTTTCGAAAAGGCGCTCGTCTTCTCCCAGATTAGCAACATTATTGTTCTGTGCAAAATTCTGTGGTAGGAAACCCTCAAACTTGTGTCCGTCAGCATTTATAAAGAAGTTACTTATTTGCCCTGTCTTTGTGATAAACGGAGTTAACATTTCGTTTATTTGTTGAAAGTATTCTCCCTTTAGAGTTACAGAGTATGTAATGTTGACGTAAGTTGGCACTGGCATGGTTAGCGTCTCATAGACCACTTTCTTATTTTTGTAAGGAAAGTTGATCTGTCCTGCCAAGGGTCCTTGCCCTCCAAAGCTGGGACTTGTTTTATAAGCATCAGCATTAGCAAAATCGCCTGTCTTGCTTTGATTAATTCTTCTAGACACTACAATAGCACCACCTTTAGCATCTTTCTGAGGTGGTATGTGTGCCTGATAGATGCCCTTGCGTGTGGGGTCCTTCACTATCTCGGTCCGTTCCACGCTTATAATGGGAAGCTTAAGAACTCCATAAGAGTCTCTTAGATCTTGATCGTGTTTAACCTGAAAAGATCTTTCTGCCGAGATCCAGATTAATGGGACTTTCTTCCAACCTGTATTAGAGGTTGCAAACACATCCAATGTTTCGTCCAGCCATTGGTAAAATGCTTGGTCGATTGTTTCCAAAGTTGAGGGCATGATCTCATATTCTCTATCTGCCATCGAATACTCCCGGGCGCGCTCTTACGCATTTTGCTGAAATCTCTATACTATGGTCGACTTGACCAAATATCTTTCGTGGTTCTTCCCAATTTACTATTTCATAATAAATTCCACCGTAAAGCACAAAGTCACCAACACGAACATAGATGTCTTGATCTTCCGTTAGACGACGATGATGAAAGTGAACCGTGATTGCATATTTTTGGTCTACCGCCGCATTGGGCAAGAAATCTGTTGAATATTCATTCCATTCAACCAAAGCATAAACTCGTATTGGAGGAAGAAATGTCTTTTCTATCGCCTCGCCGTAAAGTGGGTGAAAGTCGGTTGTCTTCTCATCGATTGCGTAATAGCCGATTTGTTGACCAACAACCCTTTCAATTAACTCATCGTTGACCTGCTTAATGAGGTCACGCTCCTTTTCGCCGATAAATAACGGCGGTGGCGGTTGGTCAGGTTGCTTCCAGCGATTATCACCCATCTCTTACCCCCTATCCCTGGAAAATAGCCAACGGTGCGCCCTGCTTAAGCGTAGTAATACTACCGGCAATACTGGCGTCTTTTTCAGCCAAGGCAGAGTAAGCCATCTCATCAAAGAGTTTTTTAAGTTCGTCTCTAAGAGCGTTTTGTTCATCCTTCGCTTGAGACAGCAGGTCTGAAGCGTTTAATGTTAGATCGTTACCAGGAATTGGGATTGTTCCGAACTTTCCTCGTACTTGACCTAACGTCTCCTTCGACAGAGCTAGTGCAAAACGGCGTATCCACTGCTTGCCCACAGAGTTAATATTCTTATATGAAATATTTGAAAAAGGTATGGTGTTTAGGTTGTTAATACCATCAATACCATCCTTCTTGGTCTCGTCGACATCCCATGCATCACCCAAAACTTGAAATGTAAACCACATTTTTGTTATCTCGTGTGTGACCGGCGAAGGGAATATACGTAACTTGTTGTCTCGCAGCTCATATGAGAAGTGAGATGTTCTTGTGTATAGCATATCTTCAAAGTTCATTGCTTGGAGCTTGTTCTGCCATACTGGAATAACCTCGAACGTAGAATCATCGGCGTATTGACCATATGTTGCTAGATTGCCAACCACATTAAGTCCCCCGTAATAACCATAGAACCTCCACATGGAACGGGGCGTCTTGTAGAATACTCGGTTTACAATTATTCTGCTGGTCTCTTTACCAACAAGTCCTGCGTAGTAACTGGAACTAGAGGCTAGCGAAGATGATACAACTGCTTGAAGATCATAGTCTTGCTGTTGTTGCACAATATCAAAGGACGCTGAATATTCTGGAACGGTTCCTCCCATCCCGGCGTCCAAGGACATGGCATTCCCAAAACGCCTTGCATAGTCGAAACGCATTTCAGGATACTTAAGCTCAACACCCTTGCCCCCTAAACTGGAGGAAAGATCCCCGGGCTTGAGTTCACCCATATGGTTGAAGGTCCCAGTTGTGTTGCCTAGAATACTAGAAAGGATGTTCTTTGCTTGGTGAGTGTTAACAATATAAGAATATTCTAATACTGCCTCTTCATAATTTGCATACACATTTGAGGAGCTTAGCTCAATATCTAAGATATCTCCACCTAGCTTTTTATATGTATATGCAACTTGTGATGCAGCTCCGGACAGGAAGTCAACAGATCCCGTATACATTCCAAAAGGCAAGACAGCAGCAACGTCAGCGGCGGAGCCTGTAGCTGGCAACCTGATTGCGCTGGTCTGACTTACGGGTGACAAAGTGGGTACAGCCATACTTAGTTTTCTCCTCTAGATAATTAGTTAAGAGAATTGGAAAGCACGACTAGGTTGTTGTTTTTGCCTTGGTGGTTCTTTTTCTCGTTGTCTTACGAGTAGTTGTGGGGGTCTTTTTCTCAGCTGTTGGCTTCTTTTTGGCAGAAACTTTCGGCTTCACTACTTCGACTGGCGTTTCGACAGACTCTAGCTTTACTTCTTGAACTGTGGGTGTGGCAGATTTCTCAGGCGTTGGTGTAGTAGCAACGACAAGTGTTGAGGGAGTCACTGCTTCTACAATCTTGATTTCCTCATTCTCTGGTGCATTGATTGTTATGCCATACTTTAGGGCGTACTTTCTGCCAAATTTCTGTGGAAACTTTCTATATCTTCTTTTTTTGCCCATAGGGTCCTCCGTAATATAATAAATAGTTGTTTACAAAAGAAAAAACCCCCTCTATGGAGGGGGTTTTTAAAGCCAAAGAAACTAATCCTAGCTAAAAGCAGTGATCCAAGTTGTGGTGGACTCTGCCTGTTGGATGATCCAGCGAGTGGAGGAGTAACAGGTAATCTTAAATCTTCCTCCTCTCTTGGTGGCGTCACCGAAACCAAGCTTTTGGTTATCGTGGTGAGCAATCGCACCATCTTCCATATCAGTTGCGACCTTCATGGTCATTCCCTGAATCTTAACGCCTGACCCGGAGTCAACCAAGACCTCAGCAGCGGCATGGTGATCGTTAATGGTAACAAACTCAAACGTCATTCCAGCCACGGCGCCTGGAAGTGTAATTGTAAAGTTTCCCGAGGCGGAGGCGTCGATTAGAACCAAGTTCCCCGTATCAGTCTGTGACAGATCAGTGTCAGCGGTGATGGCGGTTGCACTATTCGCAAGTCCTCGCTGAATGCCCTTAAGTGTGGAGTTGTTCAATGACAACTCTCTCTTCAAATTCTCTAATAATGCTTGGGTCCTTGCCAAGCCTACTCTTTTGCTTCCCATAGTTAAAAACCCTCCTTTTGTAATCATGTCCACACCCCACTTTTGTGAGGCGGGGGCGGGTCAGAGCCCACCCAATAACTAGGTATTCATAAATAGACCTCAGAAAGACAAAACCCTCGGCTCTCCGAAAAGAACCGAGGGTTTGACTATTTTTTAACTAATCAGTGATTAGGCAGTCTTGCCAGCCTCACCGATGAGTCCACGACAGATGACGAGACCGTACATATCAGGACGGACCATCTTCTTGGCGTAGCGGGTCATGACACCCTTACGCGGCACGAAGTCCTCGACACCGAAGATGGTGGGAGTGACTTGGAGCGGGACATAAGGAGCATACACGTAGCCGCTCTCTAGGAAGCTTCCACCACGGCGACCGACGAGGATCACTGAACGGGGGAAGTAGGGGTCAACGTAGACGTCCATCTTCTTAGAAAGTTGACCAACGCGGACTGCGCCGATCTCACCACGATCACCATCAACTGTGACATTGCCACGGAAGCCAGCGGTGAACTCAAGAATGTTGGCGACCTCGGGGCTACAAACCACGAAGTTAGCGCCACCACGTAGAGTCTTGCGGTGGATACGAGCAGAAACGTCGTTAATGGTCTCGATGAGGGTCTCATACCACTCGGAGACAGTGCCGGTGAAGTCGGGAGCAGCAGAAGCAGCACCGATCTCAGCACCAGTCTCACGGTTGACAAATAGACCCGGTGAGCGGGACCAGTAAAGCGTGCCAGCGGTCGATAGGTTCACGAGGTCACCAAGGATCTCGCGATCGATCTCTAGAGCAATTTGCTCAGAGAGGATGCTGGTAAGCTCAACCTCGGCATCAAGGTTGTGGTAGGCGTTAAGGTCTTGACCCAACTCCGGTGTCCACTTAGCCTTGAGCTTTCTGGTTTGCGCAGTAACGGCAACGCTGTCCACCTTGATATCAATCTCGGGGATAGCGGTAACGTTTTCTAGTGCCCACTTGGCAGCACCAACGACTCCGCCAGTAGCATCGGCAGCGTTGAAATTATCAGCGAGGGGCAGAGCGAGACCACAGTCAGACTGTAGGTTCACGACCTCGGCAGCGAATGCCGCGACACCTTCTGAGGTCTTGCTCAGTGACTCGAAGACTAGGCGTAGCTTGAAGCTCACCTTGCTCGGGTCGGTGTTTTGCAGCGAACCAGAATCGAACTGAGTCAAACGACGAACGAGTCGACCGTGTGACAAAGAAGCGGTGGTTGCAATGGATACCAAGTTAGCAACATCAAGCTGGTCGAAGTCGCCCGTTGTGTTACCAACGATTGAGGCAGCAGCCACGATAGACCCTGAAAGATCAGGATCGTAACGTAGAAGACGATCGAGCTGGTCCTGTGTGCCACCGATGACGGTGCCACCAGGCTTGGAACCAGTACCAAGCATCTCGGAGTCAGCCAACATTGTCGCGGCTGAACTTCCAGTCGGTAGTGAAAAGCCGTTGTTGAGACCATAGGGACCACGCTCGCCATTGGCGTTCATGGTAGTAGCAGAACCACTTGAAAGGTTCACACCACCAGTGATCTCACTGCCCACGACTCCACCACCATATAGGGAAGTTCCATTTATATTATCTAGCTTGTCGCCGGATCCATAGGTGAAATCCATGAAGAAGATTAGACCAGAGGGTAGGCTCATAGGCTGAACAGACACGAGGTCGTTAGCAATGAGTCCACCGAATACACGACGGACGATGGGGAACGCGACGGCTGAGAAGCCCTCGACGTCACCACCAGCCATCGAGCTGGCTTCACGGAGTAGTTCTTTGGCTTGGTTCTCTAATAGACGAGCCATACCATTCTTTTTTGTTTCGTTATCTAGACCTTCGAGAAGACCAGTCTTTTCCCACTTAGCGAGAAGAGCCTGTCCTTCCTTTTTCATGTCACGGTTAACGATACCTTCAGTTAATTTACTTAATACAGACATAAAAGTATCACCTCCTTTAAATTATTTGTTATGTTTAATACCTGCAAGAATTTGCAGTCTGTCAATAGCAGTATCGGTTGTTCGCACAGACTGACGTCTGGGCAGAACTGTAGTTGAAGATCTCTTGATTGCTTCGCTTAGGGATTGCGGCACTGCCTTCTTGGAAGACGCGCCCCCAGTGCTCTGAAGTGTATCATAGATAACCTTCGCTTCATCAACCGAACCGGCTTTAGAAATAGCTTCAACAATATTTTCTTTTTGTCGCTCATTCAAGGAGGGGCTACTCAAAATACGATTCGTATATAATAGTTTTGCGTTTGAAGTGCTCATATCGTCAAATGCGCTCTTCATCTTCAAAACAGTTTCTTTTAGAGTCTTATTAGACTTCTTAAGATTCGTGTTAGACTCTTCAAGGCTCTTTACTGCCTTTTCGAGTGCTTCTTGCTTCTCTCTGGCTTCGGTGCCAGCGAGGCGGGCTAATTCTAATTCAGCCATGTGTTCCATTTCGCGTTGGGGGCGTCCTGCCCAGCCGCTCATCTCTGGAACAATGTCGACGTTTAGTTCTTCAGCAAGTGCTGTCAAGATATCTTCATCAAGAACAATGTCGTCGTTAGATTCAGTTTGTACCATTTCGCCGTCCTTTGTTATACTGAAGGGTCCGGGTCCGTCCTTTACTTCAATTTCTCCGTGCTCCCTCTCATCGTATTCTGGAACGTCCTCTTCTAAGGCGTCGTCGTCGCGTTGACCACAATGAGCCTCTTCGAGCATGTCCTCGGGAATTTCAAGTTCATCGGGGACGACCTCGTCGGCAACATCCATATGGTCTTCGGGCTCACCGGCTGGAGCAAGACCTCTTGCCATATCTTCCAAGTCTTCAAGACTAAAAGAAAGTTGAACTTCTACCTTCTCACCGTCCTCGGGACAGGGACATGCCTGCTCATCCTCAACATACGCAGGTGGGACATCAATGTCCTCCTCTGGCGCAGGAGGCATCATTTCGTCACCTACTTCCTGTTCTAGTAGGCTTTCCACTGCCGACTTGATTTCTGGTGCGTATTTTTCAATGATAGACGCCTCAGCATTCTTAAGGGCAGCCTCCCTTAATTTAGCCGCATCCACAATTGCCTGCTCTAGCATAGATGACATTTACAATTCTCCTAATAATATCGACAAAAGACTTTTTACGTCAAAGATAAATAGTATTCTAGTTGACAAACATCCAAAAAAAGAAGGGCGCCCAAATGGACGCCCCTCCAAGCTAAGTGATAGCTTTAATTACCAGACTAGGTAGTTGCTGCCATCGAACATAAGGTTCGCAGCACCGTAGTTAGAGATGATCTGGATGCTCGCGGCACCATCGATGGTCTCTGAACCAGCGGTAGCAATCGTGATGGCGTTGCTGCTAGCAGCGCCAGCGTCCTTGATCACGAAGACCTTACCAGTAGGCATGCTGCTGGGTAGGGTCACGGTGACGGCACCACCAGAGGTGGAGACCTTGACCAAGAAGTGTCCTTGGGATAGGGTAGTATCAGCGGTGATAGCGTGTAGACGTCCGGAGAGACCGGCAGCCGCATAGAGATCAGCATCAACCTTGAACGCTTGATCGGAGTGGCTCCAAGTAATTGACTTGTCAGAACCGTCGATCTTTAGACCGGCACCATCGGCGGCAGAAGAATCGGCAGCGCCTCTCGCAACTTGAATGGTCTTGTCTTCGACGAGTAGTTCAGTGGTGCTAACAGTGTTTAGAGTACCACCGACTTCGAGGTCACCAGCAACCTTAACGGTTGACGTGGCGGCACCGAGGGTTAGCGTGTTGGCGCCAACGGTGTCGAAGAATGTGAAGTTACCAGCAGAACCAACGTCAAGGTCGGTTAGACCGGTTAGAGCAGTGGCAGAACCACCAAGTGAGATGCTTTGACCAGCAACGCTGATAGCGCTGTTCGCAAGCATTGCGTTGGTGACACCAGAAGCCTTAACGCGGACGGTATCAGAGTTGATCTCGATAGAACTATCGTCAACCTTGACAGCCATGACGCCAGAGGAAGCCTCTAGACCATCACCAGCGAGGAAGTCGGAGAACTTGTCAACACGCTCAAGTTGCTCGGTAGCACCGTCAGAATCAAGAACGAGGAAGTGGTCGCCGGCGGCGATGTCGACGCGGCTATACTCAGAAAGATCTAGTGAAAGAACTTCCATGTGGTTGGAGCTACCAGAAGCAGCAAGACCGGCACCAGCGATAGAGGCTTTTAGACCGACCTTGTCGCTGCTGACGCTCATTGCACCACTTACTTGAACGCTGAGGACAGCGCTAGAAGCGCCAAGTCCATCACCAGCGAAGAGAGTGGCGATATCGTCAATGCTTTCCTTCTTGGTGCTGTTATCAGAAGCATCCACCAAGGGGAGGAAGTCGCCAGAGGCGATTTGAACTGCAGTTAGTTCGTTAAGGTCAAGAGCGAGGGCAGAGCCCGCACCACCTTGTAGACCGTTACCGGCAACTGCGGAGTTGAGGTGAGACACGTTAACACCAGCAGCCTTGACGCGAACTGTATCAGTGTCAATCTCTACTGTGCTGTCGTCAACCTTGACACTGAGTTTACCAGAGGAAGCCTCAATACCGTCACCATCAGCGAGTTTGGCGGCTAGGTCAGCGAAACTCTCCTTCTTGGTGGAGTTGCTATCGTCAGCATCGATGAAGATGACGTAGTCGTTTGCACGATCGATCGTAGCCTCGGTTAGTTCGTTAAGGTCCATGGCGAGAACACCAGAAGCAGCCTTAAGTCCGTTACCAGCAACGGCAGTCATGAGGTCAGCGATGCTTTCCTTCTTGGAACTGTTGTCGGTGGCATCAAGCATAGCGAAACTATCGTTAGCCACGTCGACTGCGGCGGCACTTAGTTCGTTAAGATCTAGTGACAAAGCAGCGATGTGAGTGGAACTACCAGAGGCAGCGAGACCGTTACCAGCGAAGGCGGCAGCGATACCGACCTTGTCGGAAGCAACCTGCACAGCACCAGAAACTTGAACAGCGAGAACCGCACTGGAAGCGGCTAGTCCGTCACCAGCAAAAAGGGTAGCAATGTCATCAATGCTTTCCTTCTTGGTGCTGTTGTCGGAAGCGTCAACCAAGGGGAGAAAGTCGCCGGAAGCGATCTGAACGGCGGTTAGCTCGTTAAGATCTAGGGCGAGAGCGACAGAGGCACCGAGGTCAACCTCGCCACCACCTGAAAGACCGTTACCAGCGCTAACCGTAACGGAGTCGTTTGCCAACTTAGAGTTAGCAATAGAGCCTGCGAGGTCTGCGTTATCAACAGAACCAGCGGCTAGATCAATATCACCAGAGGAGATATCAAGTGTACCGGCAGTCTTCATCGTACCGATAATTGTTTTATAAGCCATTTGTGTAAACCCTCCTAAAGGTAAAAGCCCGGAATAAATGTTCCGGACTTATAGATGGTCCGAGCAGAACCCGGACCTGGCACTCCTATATAGAAGGCGGGCGATTAAAAAGAAGAGATTTGCTCTGTTAAATTTGTGTTAATAGATATGCCAGCCAGAACCATTAAAATATAAACTTAGTGCGCCGCAGTTTGACATTATCTGAACTGTTGTATGCCCATCAATTGTAGCGGCGTCTGCGGCGGCTGTTGTTATTATTATAGGATAAACTGATGCGTTGTTGCCTTCGTCTTTTATAACCAATTGTTTACCACTATCAACAGCGGTCGACAAAGGGAGAGTAATTGTTATAGACTCAGCGCTGGTATCAACTCCTACAAAGTGATCCTCTGGCGTCAAAAGGATATCAGTCGAGTATGTAATCTGCTTCGAAGCCTTGTCCACCGCAATATCCCCTGCAGCAGTAGGGGGCGCTAAATATAATTTATCAAATTCAACAAAATCAAACATTTGATCATTTGCCGGATCAATATATTCGGGCGGTGGATTGGGCGGTCTAAACGCTGCATATCTTCTGCTCATATAATTAACTATTGCGTGCAGCAGTAATTGCATCAGAAATTTGCTGCCAAATGACAAGCTTCTGTTCATCAGTAGTAATATTGCCCAACTCTTCAAGAGAAATTTGAATCTCTTGTTGGGCGGTCTCAATGGGCGTAGCGCTCATACTTTCACGTAAATTTATTATATCTGTAGTTTTAATGTCCACTATTTTATATCTCCGTATCGCAAGAGAATTAGCCTCTGCAATGAAGCTGATACCTCAGTTACTGGAGCCCAGAAGGTAATGTTCCCTATAACTGATCCGGTGAACGGGCTATTATCAGACCCTATCGCCAATGCCCCAGCAGCATCCAAGCGCACTCTACCATAAGTTGTCAAGTCGCCGGGTGTTGGGATTCCATTACTATAGGCAGCCATGGGACTACTGCCACTACTGTACCTAGTCCAGCAAGAACCCTGCCTGACATCAACCTCAGCTATAAAGAAGGTATGCTCGGCGGTTACTGCTCTCTCTGATTGACCAGTATAATCTTTCTCTGAATATGTTCCCTCTACTCTCGCCCAAGTTCTTGGCGTAAGCTTGTTACCATTGTTAGAGTCAATGTGGAGTGCCGTGAAGGCACCCTCGGAAGATATCGGGGTTCCCCCGAACACGCCTGTGCCGGTTTCTACCGTCAAGCCATTCCCAATTGTCAAATAAAACCCATCACCGTTTACGCCGGCGCCGGATATTGTTGTCCCGCTTACCTCAGCGATTAATCTCAATCTATCGCGAGGATTATAGAGACCAGGGGAAGAGGCGGGCTTGCCAGCATTTATTGCTCCGGTTAAGTCGATGCTTACTATAACTTGGTCATCGGTTACGCATCTCGCGGACAAGCCCTCCCCGTTAACAACTTTATGAAATGGTGGACTATCAACCAAAGTTACCCACAAGTTTGTTCCGTCGCTGAGTTCATTGACCCCGGCGGAAAGATCTTGATTCGCCATATCTCTAAAGTTTAAATCAAAAACTATCTCAGAAGCACCGCTGTCCTCACCAAGAATAACACTACTACCTGAAATTGATATACTCATATTATTCCTCCGCCTCGTTTACAGCGGCAATGATTTGATCGATCAAAGTTATACGTGCGCTATCAGTATTAATATTATCAAAGTCTTGTAATGAAATTAGAATCTGAAATAGCGCGGTGACTACTGTTGAACTAGATGTTCCAGTTCCGACATGTTGTATCCTTACCTCATGAACCTGCATTAGTCTGCCCCATACCTAAATATAGTTAACCTCTGTAAAGAGCCTGAGAATATTCCAGCTTGATTTGCATCAAAGCCCACGAAGATTGATGTCGCAGTGCTTGAAGTGAAGGGAGCCACATAATCATTTATTAATCTTGGCTGTCCTGTATTCGTAACCATTCGTATACGACCTTGAGGGGTTATGTCGCCAGGGGCGGGAAAGTGAGTTAAGCCGCCTGGACTAGATGTACGATCAGCAGCAGTGTAAAAGTTACCCTGCTGCCCATCTAGCTCCAAACGTATTGCTCCCGTTACAGAGGTTGTGGAGCCAGCCTGTGTGATCGCAGTGGTGTTTGAAGCATAACCATCCATAGTAAATTGGTTGTAGTGAATAAATTTATTAGCATAACTACTGTTGGGTCCAGCGCAAGTAAGGACACATGTGTTAGTTACTGCATTGGCGCCAAGTGCAAAATAATCCGGGTTAGTGCTAGTTGCTGCGTCACATCTTGTTCCACTAAACTCCGCTACCACTCTAATTCTATCTGTTATATCTACAGTTGAGCCAGTAAAGGTTGTATAATAATTGTAGTAAAGGTATGCATACCCAGTGCCATCATCACTGTAAGAAATGCCCTCGCCGTTCACCACTTTAAAAAATGGACTTCCATTTGTCAGGACGTCAACGCTAATTCCGCCGATACTGTTAAACTGTCCGCTGGTGAGGTCTTGATTTGCCAGCTGTGTAAAGTCCATGTCTAGAAGAACTTCGGCGCCTGTATCTTTTCTCTGAAGAACAGAGCTTCCGCTGAATGACGTTGTAGTCAGGGAGCCAGTCAGGATAGCCATTATCTTGTTCCTGCAATAAAATACTCAGTTCCATCACAAAATAATATAACAGAGCCCGAATTGGCAGCAATAATCATGTTTGCCTGCCTATCAATTAGTTCCGAACCGTTTGGCTCTATTGTGATGTTGTTAGTGCCGGCGGTCCCCTTGATGTCCTTAATTACTAACATCCTGCCGGTTCCGGCAGCTGATGCAGCCTGTAGGTTAATCTGAACGGCGCCGCCGCTGGTATCAACTCCGATGATGTAGTCGCTTGTAACAATAGTATAGGGGCTGTCACCGTTATCCTTTGAACGGTACTTAACACTACCGGCTGTTTGATTTACGGGGGCAGGAGTATTTGAACCAATTGTGGTGTTGTCAATAGTACCGCCACTAAAGTTGATTGTCCCAGACACTGAAAGGTTGCCACCGATAACCGTGTTGCCCACTGCTTGAAGCGTGCTAGAACCTGAAATGGAGCTTCCGAATGTTGCGGAACTAGACACGTTTAGTTTTCCGCCAAGGACAGAATCACCGACTGCTTGGAGCGTGCTAGAACCAGAAATAGAGCTGCCAAATGTTGCAGAACTGGAGACATTTAGTTTGCCGCCGAAGACCGAATCACCCACCATCTGTAATGTGCTGGAGCCTGAGACAGTATTTGCGAACTCAGCAGAGCTTGAAACATTTAGTTTTCCGCCGAGGACTGTATCTCCTACAGCTTGAAGTGTGCCGGATCCAGAAATAGCGTCGTCGATCAGAAGCGCACTACCATTATATGTCAACGCTGAAGAGCCTTGAACGGTGTCGGTATCATTCCAGAGTGTTATTTGTCCGGACGCGCCGCTTCCGTCCACTAGGGTTGAGCCGAATATTCGACTATCAACCTCGTCGGTCTTAAGAAGTCCTGAACTATTGACAATAACAACAGTGTTGTCTGTATCGGCACCTAGGTTGTTTGCTTTAATAGTGCCGTCGAAGACTGATGAACCGGAAACTGTTAGGGAATTACCCAGGATTGTTGACCCAACCGCTTGGAAGGTACCCGAGCCAGATATGTTATTATCAACAGATACGGTGCCGCTCACGGTTAAGTTGCCACCTAGAATTGTTTCATTCACAATCTGCATCCCACCGGAGGCAGAAATTTCAGTGCTAAATAATTCCTTTAGTGTACTGGAGCCTGATACTGACAGGTTGTTTCCAAGTATTGTTGGTCCAACCGCCTGCAGTGTGCTAGAGCCGGAAATTGTAGTTGCAGTTACGGCGTTTAGCGTTGAAGAACCACTAACTCTAAGATACCCAGACGTTTCAACGCCTGTTGTTAACTGAGCGGTGGTGCCAGAAAGGGATGTGGGTGCTGGCAGGTTTTGCAGATTTGAACCATCGCCATAATAAGATCCAGTAATTACAACATTGCCGTTTGTAAAATCAAATCTACCCTTAGACCCTGTTACTTCGCCAACCTTTAACTTGCTTAGGTTTGCTTCTGGAATATCGAATGTCGTGCCTTCTGGACCGGCTGCACCAATCTTGCCCAAGATAAAGCTGCCTGATGTCTGGTCCCAAAGAAATGCTTGGTTTAGGTCACCATCAAGACCAAAGACAAAGCCACGGTCGCCAACAGAGCCTGTTTGACCACTGCCGCTACCAAAACCTAAGCCAATAACCTCATCTCTCACGATTAAGTTACTAGAGGATATGACTGTATCTGCATGCAGGGTAGCAACTGTTAGGCTACCGGTTATGAGCGCAGAGCCTGATATTACCACATCGCCAGTATATCGTGCGGCAATTAGCTGCCCAGAGCTAGCGGATACGTCTAGCTGATAGGAAGGCAGAACTGTCGGGAAATTTAGACCAATGCCTACCTTATTTGACGCAGTGGCATATGCTAAAAATTTAGAGCCAGATAACTCTGTACTGCTGGACTTCATTAATATGGAGCCAGTTGGTCCATGAATGTCCTTGAGCACATCCAGATTTATATATGCCCATCCGTAATCTGGCATTAGATACTCCTAAAATTAAAAGGTGTTGACACCAAGGTATATGTCAATTGAAAGGGCGGTGCCGCCGGTGGCGTAGTTTGTTACTTCAACAGCAATCCTCTCAGCCCCCTCGATTGGAACAATGATTGTCTGCGAATTGACTGTTCCATTGCCGATGACTACCTCATATTCACTAAAGGTAACAGTATCAGCGTCTGTATTGGTGACTGTCTGAAGTTTGCTCCAGACGCCAGAGAAAGAATTGTATACCCACAACTTAAGTTTTGCAGCATCGCTGCCGTTGTCGTTGGTACCGCCAGTGTCAATGGTCCAGTGAAGGTTCTTTTGTTGGCGAAAATTTGCGAAACCATCAGTGGCGGCTGTAGGCGCTGAGACATTGCCGGCAACAGTGTATGCCTTAGTTCCGGTGGTGCCGGGGTTGGCAATATTAACAACACCCCTGGTTCTCCCACCAGATGAGTATTGAAACACTTGCATGCTCTCTGAAGCCGGGGAACTTGAATTGGGTACTTGGATAATATTTCGGGTTGCCATTTTTTATCTCCTGGTTTTCTTTTTTCTACTATAATTAGGTTCTTCAAGCAAAATAGCCTTTTCTTGACGAACTCGTTTCTTATTTTCTGCGATTTGTCTTCTCTTAATGTTTCTCTTGATCTCCGAGGGCTTTACAAAATAGCGCCTGTCACGAAGTTCATCCATTAACTTAATTTTTTTTGTCCTCTTGATGAACCTTCGGATCATTCGATCTGAACTTTCATGCTTGTTTTTTGGTGTAATCTTTACGTTAATTGTCATTATTCTTCCATTATTTCATGTGTGCAGCCCATTTGCCGCCTGCGATTCCCAAGATTCCAGAGATATCTACTCCGGGGTCACTGGGGTCAATGTTGGATAAAGGTCCTTGTGTTTGACCAGAGGCTTGCCCAGCTGAAGATAATGGCTCTGTGCCCTCAAACAAGTCAACACCGCCATAAGCGTCGGAATTGATTGCCGACAGAAGCTTCTCTCTTCGCTGTTGCACTGCTTTTTTTCTATCTTCTGCGATAGCTTCTCTGTCAATATTATCTTCAAAAGAAGGCTTGCTTGCCACTGAGGATTCAACTAATGTTGGGCGCCCCAAGCCTTGCGCGACTTCGGATACAATACCAGAAAGAATGCCCTCTTCGAAGATGACCTCCTTGATACATTCCTTAATCATTGGCTTTAGCAACTTTTTTAATTCTGTTTTTTTCATTAATCACCTAAAATTTCGCCAAGTAGGCGGTCAATCTTATTATCTTTGTTTTCAAATACATTTTCGTTATGCTCTCGCATCATAAACGCACCTGGAGTGGATGGTTCGGATACCATGTCGAAACAGATTAGTTGAAAGTCATCATCCACAATTGTTTCACCATTTCGTTGATGAACTGACCCAAGCCCACGAGAAGATATGCCGACTTGCACACCTCCGTCTATTAGCGCTCTCAAGGTTAGACCAGCAGGAGTGCTCAGAACCTTTATCTTTCCGTAGACATCATCGCCGTCCATCCAGAGAGCAGTGACTATATGAGAGACTTTCTCAAGAGACACTACAGAACTGTCAGGATGATCTAATTCCCCTGTGGCACGGTTTTCATCAATAAGACTCTGATAGTTTCTTACTTCCCGTTCTAAAATTTGTTTGCTGTATCGTCTACCATTATGGTTCAGCTTTTCGGCACGTTGGCATATGCCAGACAAGATCATACCGCCTTCTGCCACGAACCTCTTCTCAGCTTCGGTTAGAAGGTCTTGGCAGATGCCGCCTTCGCATAATGCGAAAAATTCTCTTAGTAGTTTCTTAGCCATAATATTTACCTAGATGCGGGCGCCACCCGCATGAGCCTGGATCCCTTACAACAGCGACGAACTGGTTGCAGTCCCCACTTACGATCCGTGAATCTCATATCTAACTCCTTTATCGCCAAATAACATGGCTAAAATATAAGATGTGCCTGAACTAAGACAGCCCAAGGCAACAGCATTGTATAAACTTTGCTCGAATGTAAATAGTTCTGTGAAATGGTTAGTCACCAACAAAAAGACACCAACCCAAAAGCCCACACACATAGGGCAGTGGAAGAAGTGATGTTTGGGTCTAATCTTGTTGAAGACCGATCCATAAACTAAAATATTAGTCAACCCAAAAGAACATAAAATAAAATATAGAAGCTCCACACTAACCCCTAGTAGCCGTAGGAATTGTATAGAGAAAGCCCATAAGGTCCGCGAACAAGAGCGGGGCGAATGGACCCCTTCTCGGCTGCTTGGGGGACTTCGCCCAGCTCAGTAGAGTGTTCCCTATCAGGATCGGTATAATCTGCCGTCACCTCATCCTCATAATCATCGACAAAGTCAATCGATGGCTTTTCCGAATCAAGCCACTTGGCAACATTTAAAACTGTAATCTTAATTGTTGGCAGCTCCGGAGCGGACGGTATTTCGCCCTCCAGAGAAGCGTATACGTTTCCCCCCTGGATTGAGGATGGATCTATTACGCCCCTATCTTTAAGATAATTAAATAAACGATCCTGAGCGCCATAAACTACGCCACTATTTAGCTTTTTTGGTATTACCATCACTTTACTGCTCTTTGGCATGACTATAATGTCTATATCTGGATGGTCAGAAATTATTATGTTGCCATCTAAGGTTTTGCGCACATCCAAGCGAACTTTGATTCCCGGTTTTGATGCGAGTTGCGCATCCGTGATACCATCGTCTGAGGCTGCTCCAATTTTTACGTTGATTGTCATTAGTCAGCCAATTCTTCTACAAGACCTTGAATCTTTAATATTTGCTGGATCATCTTGTCATCAATTTCAACCTTGCGATATCCGTCAATGACACCGATCACTCTGGTTGCGTTTTCTCGCAGAATTTGGTTCTTGTTAATAACCCCTTCCTGTAGAGAGGAGTCCAATATGGACCGCAAGCGATGTAGCTCTTCATTCAGGTATATTTTTAACTCAATCCCATCATCGTGAAAAGAAGCGATATACTTGCTCAATAGGCGTTCTTGTGCTTCAAGTAGTTTTCCGTTATATTGGTCATTGAATTTTTTAACAAAAGTTTTATAAACAAGATTATCGATAGGCGCCATCTCTGCGCCGGTGGCAACAGTTGAGCCACAAAGTGCCTCTGCTAGAGTGCTCTCAAGCAAAACCCGATGCTTCACTGAGACATCGGGATTAAGAATTTGTGAAATTGTAGCAAGATCCTTATAGTTTGGAACAAAGTTAGCAAAAACATTTTTTGAAAGCATCTTGTTAATTTTATTAATCAAAGCAGTCTGCTCATTGAAGATATCTTCTTTATTTAAAAAGTCATGGGAGCGCTTTACTTCATAAATTAGTTTTTCTCCAGTCTGTCTGTCAAGACTTTCTGTTTCGTAGAGTGCTTTATATAAATCAAGTTCTTTACGCAGTGTCGTGCCCAAAGCAAAATGTTCCTTAACCAAAGAAATAATTATTCCCTTGCGCTGCTTGTCTTTAGCAACTACACATTTTGTCAGCTCTCTAATGAGAGCTTCGTATAGGAAAGCAGTGTTACGCTTCTTATTGTGTCTTGTCTTTGTTAGCATCTTCATTTCGCTCCAAGTTTTCTACCAATCTTCTTATTTCAATGTGAGATTCAATAAGTTTTCTCTCTTCCATATCATAAGTAGATTCTACATTCTCATAAATACCATTTGCCAGCCTATCCAAGTCTTGTTTGCCCCCGACGCGGGTCCTGTCGGTGTTCCTAAACATCTCGGGCGTGGCTTGTGACAGATAAGAGCGCTTACGAGCGCCAGCATCTCTACGGTCTACTTTTTTAGGTTCGTACCACCCATGGGATCGCCTTGTAGTGGTCTTCCCATCGGCACTGGTGTATACCTGTGGTTTAGCTCCGGAGTCTCGCTTTCCGGGGGGAGTATCAGGGGTTGAGAGTAAGACTGAATCATCTGCTCCTGCAGCCGCGTCGGCTGCCGCATCAGCTGCCGGTTCTGCTTCAGCTTCTGCTCCAAGCGGTTCAGCGCCAAGGTCTCCCCCAAGGTCATCGCCCAGATCACCACCAAGACCCCCGCCAAGATCACCACCACCGCCAAGAGCATTACTAGTGGCAGCCTCAAATTGCGCCTGAAGAACTGCGTCATATTTTTTATCATAAATTAACTCCCTGCTATTTCTGAGGAATTCATCCTCGGAAAGGTGGAATAAGTGTTCGGCGATCCAACGACGACTGAAGTAGCCTTCAGTGGCAGAGCCAGCGACATCAAATTTTGTCTTCCAATGTTCTAGCTCCTGCAGCTCGGCGATCTTCGAGGGGTTATTAAGAGAAAGATCAAAAGATATAATATCGTCCCCGCGGAACCCAAGCGTATAAAGGTGGATAATACCAATTTTTTCTAATTCTGAAACCACTGAGCGTTGCAGCCTCTGCACCGTTCTCGCAAAACGTATGTCCTTTTGCGCGAGTGTTGTTTTGTCTTCGGTCCCGGCATCGCCTTGGGTGAGATAGGATTGTGGAATCTTCAAAGCTGAGAATAGCTTATCGCGGAGATACTTAACATCGTCTATATCCCCGGTAAACGTTCCGCCTGGGAGGTTCTCAATTCGCGATGAGGTTCCGCCGCGAACAGGAATAAAATAATCCTCCTCAACTGACATTGGGTTATAACGCAAGTCTACACGCCCACTATCAGGATCAACCAACTGATTGCGCTTCATTTGGGTCATAACCTTTTGCATATATTGTTCAACGTCAGTGGCATTAATATTTCCGACATCAATGTAAAAAACACGACGCTCCGGTGACCGAACAATTCTATAAGCCATCATGGCATCTTCTAGGAGTGTTAGCTGGCGCCAAATACGGCGTGCGGGCTCTAAGACAGATGTACCATATGGGGCGTATTTATCATTCCCCAATATTCTAAAGTGACCGACCTGCCAATTTTCAAATGTCATCCCAGCTGAGTTCCACTGATATTGGATATAATTAGGGTTTGTCTTGTCTTCGCCCTCAAGCCTCTCTACCTCCTCAGCAGGGAGCCCGATAGCCGAGCGAATACCTTGGTCCTCATCAATGTCTAAGTAGAGGAAATAGTCACCAAATTTGCACATTGAGCGACACCACCCAAACAGATTAAACTGAACGTTTAGGACATTATGATATAATGTCTCTAATACAGCCTTAATCTCGTCATTATGGCATTTAATCGTCAATAGGGGGGTGAGGTCAGAGGAGGTAGTCATCTCATCTGCATAAATGTCCAAAGCTGATGCTATCTCTGGCATGTATTCCATTTGATCAAAATCGGTGTATCTTTCACTACGGTTCTGGTTGACAAAAGCATTAGATTGCATTTTATCGTATGCATGGTAGTCAGATCTTTTAAACTGCTGACCACTAGCCGATTGAAACCTCGTGGAATACTTGTCCATATCACGACGACGTATGCGGCGACCCGTTTGTGATCTATACCTAACAATTGGTCCAGAAAAAATCTTAGTTAACTGTTTAAATAATCGATTCTGTTGATTACGGGGATTGTTTTTTCGATCTGCCATTCTTACCTATCCTTTAAATAACCAGACAAGCTCGTCAGTTATTTGTTGTACGTTATCTTTATTTTTAAAATCTGACTCAACATCAAATCTTTTACTGTAACCCTGCATCCCTGGGATGGCTGTACTCATCTTTGTATTTGATACTATCATTGAATCCAGAAATGCCTTTTGATACTCTATGTCTCTTTGGTTAGTCTCTAGCGCTGTATCGCGGACCCAACATCCAATCGCCAAAGCCATCGTCAAATCGTCGTTGTAACTCCTCATAGCTTGTGGACGTCCATTATTCCAAACAAATGTCTTAAACTCATTAGATGTCCGTGAAGAATATATGGTAATTAGTTTATTTCTAATGAATTCTTCTAATTTTGCTACGATTAGTGGTCGGGTCTTTTGAGAGGTGGTGAAACCCGCCACAGAATTTGTCATAACTTCTGCCTCTAATTGATTTACATATTCGTGAGTAGACTTTATAGAATAATATAAATTTGGATATTCCAGGTCTTTCAGTTTATCTAGAACTGCAAACCCTACTGAGTTGTTTTCTACCACCAGTAGACAGTTGCCATATTCTTTTCCTGCTGAAAACAACATGTTCCCATATACGTCTGGGGCTGGCTTGCCTTGATATTCTGCTATTACCTCCATAGTCTCTAATTTGATAATATGGAATACAGAGAAATCTTTTCCATCGCCTCGGGCGACGTCTGCCACGAGCATATAAGTGTAGTCGGAATTATACTCTTCCCAAATCCAATAGTTTCTATCGAAACCGGCGCGGTGTCTCGGTTCTCTAACATTTTGAAAAATTCTCTTTATATCGTCCGGATGTATTACAGTTTCACCAGATGTGTTAAAATTGCATTCTAATTCCTGTGCAATCTGGCGACGAGACATGTTTCTTGTCTCTTTCTCAAACCATTCACGATCACGATCAGGGTGAACATCCCACATTAGCTGAGTGGGGTTGAAGTCGTTAACACCCTGCTCGGACTCTGTGTAGGTTTTGTGGAACCAATTACCAACACCGTTGGGGGTGGACAGGGCGATACAGCGACCACCAGTTGATAGGGTAGGGTATAGACCTGTCCACAGTTCGCCAAGACCCTCAACGTGAGCAGCCTCATCGATTACCAGAAGTGACAAAGCCTCTGAACGACCAGCATCACCGGAAGTTGAAGAGGCTTTAATTTGAGATCCATTGGACAATTCAAACGACGAGCGGTTGTCAATAGTGATGTCTGTAATCTGTAAGAAGTCGGGGACGTTCTTAAGGATATGCTTTACTTTTTTAACGAGATTGGATGCGGTGCCGAACTTAGTGGCGATGACAAGCACGTTCTTGTCGCGATGAAAAAGCATAAGCCAGACAATGTATCCCGCTGAAATGGTGGAGATACCTAGCTGCCTGGCTTTTAGAATGATATTGAAGCGATAATTGTTGAAGTCGTTTAAGAGTTCTGCTTGAAAATCGTATGTCTTGAAGGGGATCAGTCCACGCTGGGGGTGGGAGATGCGAGCGTAATTGTTTACGAAGTAAACTGGGTCCTTACCGCACTTTATAACTTCTTTATAAATTTCTTTCTTGGTAAGTTGGTAACCCATTCGTCATTTTTAGTCGTTGCTTCCCAGGCTAAGGAACTCCTTGAATCGGTCCCTGAGACCATCTTCTTCGTCCTCCATCGCTACGACTTCGTTGAGACCACCAATCTTAAACATACACTGGGCTTGGACCCAGGTCCAAACTCGCGACCTGTTCTGTACAAGGATATCAGACTCGCCCTGTTTTGTTAAAGATAAAGCATTGCCAGTAATGGCTTTATATTCTTTTTTTAAGAAGCTTGCAATGTCTGCCATTCTTTGCTCGATCTCGTCCTCAAATCCATTGTCATATACTTCCTTCAATTGGACCTCGCCCTGGTATGAAAGTATTAAAGAGTTTCCCGCGAACCTGACACCGAATCCGTCGATAACACGACTATCGTTAATCAAGTGCCCTTCTTCCCTCTTTAGCCCCACTTTGCGCGCCTCTCCATCAGCGGACATATTTTCGTCATGTGCTCCGTCATAAGCGTTTGCAGCTGCTTGTGAAATTCCTTGGATAATTTCAAGTGTCGTTGCCATTATTTGGTCTCCATCCAGATAGCCATCTTTCTTCTCGGTCCTCTACCCATTGTATGTAGCATTTCCAGCAGCAATCGTATTTACTCATATAAACGTCGTCTTTGACACTAAAAGAATACGTATCACACACCGGACAAGTTCGATTAGACTCCTTATTAAGTAGTTTCCTAGCCACTAAAATGCCATTAACTTCTACTTTCTCATCCTTGTGCTGCAGTTCGGTTTCCTTTTCGGTTAATCGTTTAATTTGCTCAAGGTATTCTTGCTCTTTATCATCATCCCAATTTCCCTTTGGGTTTTGAACTGCCTCTTTGCCGTATTTCTTACTTATGGCTCTTTCGAAAGTTGCCAACTTGTCCCAATTTTTCTTACTCACTGTGACCCCTGTGCTATCTCTCTAGCTGCAAAAAAGATTGCGATTGAAGTAACAGCGCCAGCTATAAAGCCTCCCGCAAAAAACCAATGGCTGTTGCGATTTGGATGCTTGCGAACCATCTCCTGAAGGTCGGCAATTTCTTGGTCCCTCAGATTAGATAGCGCGGTGCTGCGCTCTTCAAGCGAATCATAGCGCACTTGTAGGAGATTATACTCCAAATCACGGCGTGCCGTTAAGAGATTAATCTCATAGTTTACACGCAAGTCACAGTCGGTGAGCCGAAACTCGCGATCTGCGATAAGCTGAGCAGTTGCAGTTGGGTTAAATAGGGTGCCAGCAAATGGTGCTGACTCGCCTTCTTCTAGTTGAGTGAACTGCGGCTCTTCTTCTGTCTCTTGTGCGAACAAAGGTGCTGGAAATAAACTAAAAATTACTACTAATACTAAGACTCTACTCAACATTCTTGAACCCAAATTCCTTTTCTAGAGCTTCTGAGAGGGATCCAGGA